TCAATTCCCCTGAACTATTACTAGAAGAATATGATAACATAACTATCTACTCTGAACCTATTACTCTTAAGTTTGGTAGCAGAGAATTTCTTATGTTACCTTGGATCAATTCTGGTAACCGTGAACTAGCAGAGAAAGCTATTGAAGAATCTGATGCTGGCATTGCTGCTGGTCATTTAGAGATTGACGGCTTTGAAGTAATGGCAGGACATAGATTCAATGGAGGATTTAAATCAGCAGACTTTAAAAAGTTTAATCGTGTATGGTCAGGACACTTTCATCATAAGTCTAAGCACGGTAACATCCAGTACTTAGGTAATCCATATCAGATGTTCTGGAATGATTATAAGGATCCTAGAGGGTTCCACATATATGATACCGAGACTGATAGACTAACATTCATTAAGAATCCTTTTGAGATGTTTGCTAAGGTATTCTATAATGACAATACTCACGACTATAGTAAGTATGACACTACTGCTCACAGGAATCAGTATGTTAAAGTTGTGGTAGAAGAGAAAACTAGACTAGATGAATTTGAAAATTTGATTGATGGACTCTACCTCAACGGTGCTCATGATGTAAAAATTGTTGAGACACTGGTTGACAACACGGTAGATGATGATGTAGAATTAAATGTAAAAGACACCCTAACGTTATTGGGTGAGTACATCGATGAGGTGGACATTCAGGTAGACAAATCCGACCTGAAGACACTGATGCAATCCCTATACATAGAAGCGTGTGAAGTATCTTGACACAATTCTATGTTTGTCATCACTTTAAAAGACCACCCACAAGGTGTGTATTCAGTTCTGGATGAGGATGATGATCGTATCATCCCTATCTTCGAGAACAAAGAAGATGCTTTTAGATATACAACTCTTCTTGCTGTTGTTGATGAAGAAAACCCTCCACTAGATGTAGTGACTGTGCAACTTGATCAAATGGTCCAAGCCTGCTCGCTTTCTGGTCAAAGATATAGTATTATAACCACTGACGACTTCATAGTCCCACCCGATACCTATGATCACTTTTCAAAAAATCCGTTGGAAGAACCTCCTGAGCACGGGGAACACGTTTAGTGAGATAGATCTCTCTACAACACGAAACACTTTAATAGTTGGTACTAATGGATCTGGTAAGAGTACGATTCTGGATGCACTAACATATACATTGTTCGGAAAACCGTTCCGTAGAATTAACAAAGGGATGCTGGTTAACAGTGTTAATCAAGCTAACCTAGTTGCAGAGATTGAGTTTACTGTTGGTAAGAACGAGTATAAAGTTATACGTGGTACTAAACCTAACAAGTTTCATATCTATTGTAACGGTCAGTTGTGGGATCAAGAGTCTACTGTTGTAGAGCAACAGAAAAACTTTGAACAGAATGTCTTAAAGATGAACTACAAGTCTTTCACACAGATTGTAGTGCTAGGATCTAGTACCTTTGTTCCTTTCATGCGTTTGTCCTTACCTCAACGTCGAGAGATCATTGAAGATATCTTGGACATTCAAGTATTCTCTATTATGAATGGTAGGTTGAAGGATAGGGTTAGAGAGAATGCTAATGAGATTAAAGACTTAGATTATCAAATACATCTTCTTACTGAAAAGATCGATCTTCAAAAGAAATATATGTTTGAGTTGGAGAAGAAAAACAAAGAAGAAATTGTAAAGAAAGAAGACAAGATCAAAGAGTACGAGACAGAAAATGAAGAGGCAACGAAAGAAATTGAGATTTTAGCAAATGAAGCTCACTTGTTGCATACAGAAATGGAAAAATACTCCTCGTCTCATGACAAGCTAAGTAAATTAAATACAATCTTAATAAAATTACAACAAAAGTTACATACGTGTGAGAAGGAACACAAGTTCTTTGAAGAGAATGAAGAGTGTCCCACATGCCACCAAGAATTAGAAAAGAATTTTGCGTTTGCTATGACTGGTGCATTGCAAACAAAGATTACTGACATGTCTAGTGGCAAGTCTGAGTTGGAGAAAGCAATCGAAGAAGAGAAAGAAAGAAACAATAAATTTATAGAACTATCTAAGCAGACTACTGATGTTAGTACATCTATGTCTCACGTTAACTATAAGTTGAATTCTATTCGTAAAAATATAAAAGATATTAGTGAGGAGATTAAAGAACTAGAAGGTTCTAATCCAGATAAGAAAGCAGAGTTTGTAAAACTTGAGACTCTTGTAAATGAAAAGAAAGAAGTAAAGGAGACCAATTTTAATTCTAAGAAAGACAGGGATGTTCTTAATGCTGCTACTGCTTTATTAAAAGACAGTGGTATCAAGACTAGAATCATTAAGACATACCTTCCTACGATGAACAAGATGATTAATAATTACTTACAGAGTATGGACTTCTATGTTAACTTTACTATAGATGAAAACTTTGTAGAAACTATTAAGTCTAGATATAGAGATGTGTTTACATACGAGTCTTTCAGTGAAGGAGAAAAGTCTCGTATTGATATAGCACTGTTGCTTACTTGGCGTAGCATTGCTAAGCTTAAGAATAGCGTGGACACTAATCTTCTTATACTGGATGAAATCTTTGACAGCTCGCTTGACCAATCTGGTGCTTCTGATCTTGGTTGGATCTTACGTAATTTCGATGATAACACTAATGTATTCGTGATCAGTCACAAGGAAGCATTGACTGATAAGTTCGATAGAACTATCAATGTGACCAAAGACAAGAACTTCTCCCGACTAGAGGAGACAGTTCACGAACTGACACATGCACTGGTTGGCTAGCGTATTTTTTGTGTATACTAGGTATATCAATCAAAGGAAAGCATGTACGATCATTACAGTAGGAACATCACAAGACAAGAGATTAAAGGCAATCTCGCAAGACTTCTAGCAACAGAGAATTTAATTGTTGAGCATAGAGGTGATATTCCTACAGCATCTTTTGATGTAGATCGTAGGGTTCTTCAACTTCCTCAATGGGATAAAGCATCTGGTCAGGTTTATGACTTGTTAGTTGGTCATGAAGTTGGACATGCTCTCTATACTCCTAACGAAGATTACACTGACTATGTTCAGTGTCCAATGGATTATGTGAATGTCGTTGAAGATGTTCGTATTGAGAAATTAATGAAGCGTAAGTATCCTGGTCTTAAGAAAAGTTTTAATGCAGGATATAAAGAACTAAGTGAGCAAGATTTCTTTCAGGTTGAGGGTGTAGACTACGATACAATTCTATTCATCGACCGTATCAATCTTCATTATAAACTTGGTCCTGCTGCAATGATTCCCTTCAGCAGTGAAGAGCAATTAATTGTAGACAGAGTTGCAGACACAGAAACTTTTGAAGAAGTATGTGCCTTAGCAGGTGAGATCTATGGTAACGCAAAAGCAGATCAACCAACAGATCAGCAACCAAATTCAACTATGCCTTTCCCATCTGGAGAGGGTCAAGGTGATGGAGATGGTGAACTTGAGCAACAGTATAAGACACCAGATTCAAATTCAGATTCTAAAGAAGGTGAAGACAATGATCTAGAGGATCTATCAGAAGGTAAGACTCCTAAAGGTGACAAGAGTGAAGGTGAAGATGCTGGAAGTAAGCAACCAAGTGGCGGTGCTGGATCAAATGGTGCAGCAGGTGCTCAAGGTTCACAAGGATTCCAAGATATAGAATCTTCTCAAACACAGCAATCATTTGATTCTGCTGCCAAAGATCTAAGCACAGCGTCAACACATAACATCGGTTACTTCGAGATTCCATCAAACATTAAGTTGGATGATTATCTTGTTGACTGGACAGATGTTCACGAGTGGATGGATGAGCGTTTTGATGCACAGGAACCACCAAGAGTTTCTATGGCAGACGACGGTACTGTATACTGGAAGCAAATAGGTCTCGATGATGCAGATCAAAAATACAGAGAGTACAGATCACAATCACAGAAAGAAGTTAACTATCTTGTAAAAGAATTTGAGTGTCGTAAATCTGCTAGTGCTTATGCTCGTGCTACAACTTCTAAGACTGGAGTTATTGATACAACTAAACTTCATACTTATATGTACAATGAGGATATCTTCAAGAAAGTTTCTGTAGTACCTGATGGTAAGAATCATGGTTTAATTTTCCTTCTTGATTGGTCTGGTTCTATGTCAGATCAACTTCATGCAACATTTAAGCAAGTCTTAAACTTAACAGCATTCTGTAAGAAGGTTAACATTCCATTTGAAGTATACGCATTCACAAATGAGTGGAAAGTTGTTCAAATGATTAAGGACAACAATCCTGAAGCACGTGCTTACTGGTATCATGATGATCCTGCTACAAATCAACCTGTACAAGGTGAGATGCATATCAGAAAGGGTGAATTCAATCTATTGAATATCGTTTCATCTCGTAGTAACTCACGTGACTATGAGAGACAGTGTAAGAACATCTTCCGTTGCACATATGCACATGAGTTTCGTGGACAATGCTATCAAATTCCAGAAGGTATGCAACTATCTGGTACACCATTAAATGAAGCGATTGTAATGCTTAATTACATCATTCCATCTTTCAGAAAGAAGAATGATCTTGAGAAAGTAAACGTATGTGTTCTTACAGATGGTGAAGGATCACGTTCTGGTTACGGCAGAGTCTCTAAGAGGGAATACGAGGAGGAGGACAAGATCTATGTTAGTGCAATCGGTACAATGAATGCACTGCGTGATCGTAAGACTGGTATTGTATACAAACCACTTGTAGATTGCTACTGTGGTTTAACTAACCAGTTACTTGTACAAGTTAGAGATCGTAATCCTGGTGTTAACATTCTTGGATTCAGAATCCTTAGTGGCAGTCGTCTTAGTGATTTTGTTAGCAGATATTCTGATAACAACTACAACTATGATAGAATCCAGTCACAGTGGAGGAAGGACAAGTCTTGCATCGTTCCAAATCCACTTGGATACACTGCTCTGTATGCTATACAGCAAACCGCACTTGACGCTGACACAGAGATGAGTGTAGAATCAGGAGCAAAGAAGGCAGACATCTCTCGTGCTTTTAAGAAGATGTTAAAGTCAAAGTCAACAAACAAGAAACTGTTGAACTCTTTCGTGGGATACGTTGCTTGACAACCTCCCCTTTTGGGTTTATACTTAATTAAACAGGCCGAATCTTATACAATCTATGAGAAAACTCAAACAATTGTGCAGAGAGTATCGCCAATATGAAAATCTTCATAACGGAAAGATACTTATTTTTGCACTTCAACAACAAATCCGTCAACGTCCAAAAGGAACTCAGATAAGATTTCTCAAGAAGTCTGCTAAGTCATACTTCAGGGAAAACTATCCTTCTGCATTTGATGAAATGACTGAGAAGGATTGGGATGACGTATCAAAACGTCTTAGTTATATCTGGAATACAACTAAGAATGAAGATCCTATCTTCGCAGATCTAAGGAAGGTAGCACCTTCATACTTTGCTGGAAGTAAGCAAGTATCAGAAGAGCAGATCAAACTTCCTTTTGATCTATATGAAAAGGTAACTCTTCCAGTAGAGAAGAAACAACCAGAACCTGTTTATGCTTTTAAGCAAGATGTTACACCACCTACACCCGATGCATTCGATGTTGTAGATCGTATCATTGATAGGTTTACTGAAGCAACTGTAACCACAAAGGATGGTACAGTGATCCAGTTGAAGAAGTGACACACACCCCCTTCACAGGGGGTTTTTTCTTGCTATCATAAGTACATAACAAACAACAAAGCAATGCCAGCAAAGAACCCACTAACCACAGAAAAATTAGTAAAGTATCTTACTAAGCAAAATGGTACAGAAATTAATGCAGATCATGTACGTGAAGCAGCAACACACTTCGGATTGAAGTATGCATCCACAACTAAAAGGTTGCGTAAGTTCTATGTCAAGCGTGGTACATGGTCACTCGAAGAAGTAAAAGAAAATCTTGAACGTCAGATTTCTGCTCCTGCTGTAGTTCCAACAGAAGTACAGAACCTAGTACCATCAAAGGATCCAAACTTTGTTCCTTTCGGTAACTTCAGTGATGTAAAGAAGATCATCAATAGTAAACTCTTCTATCCTACATTCATTACTGGTCTATCTGGTAATGGTAAGACTCTAGGTGTAGAGCAAGCATGTGCTCAACTAGGCAGAGAATTGATCAGGGTAAACATCACTATCGAAACAGACGAAGATGATCTCATCGGTGGATTCCGTCTTGTTAATGGTCAAACTGCATGGCACAATGGTCCTGTAGTAGAAGCACTAGAGAGAGGTGCAGTTCTACTTCTTGATGAAGTTGACCTTGCTTCAAATAAAATCCTATGTCTTCAATCAATCCTTGAGGGTAAAGGTGTATTCTTGAAGAAGATTGGTAGGTACGTTAAGAGATCATCAGGTTTTAATGTTATTGCAACTGCTAATACCAAAGGTAAAGGTTCTGAGGATGGTAGATTCATCGGTACTAATGTATTGAATGAAGCATTCCTTGAGAGATTTGCTTTGACATTCGAGCAAGAGTATCCTTCAGTTAAGACTGAGCAGAAGATCCTTGAGAAAGTATCTGGTAACTTAGGTGTACTTGATAAAGAGTTCTGCACACACCTTGCTAACTGGGCAGACATCATCCGTAGAACATTTAAGGATGGTGGTATCGATGAGGTTATTTCAACTCGTAGACTTGTACACGTCATTCGTGCATTCGCTATCTGGCAGGATCGTATGAAGGCAATCAAACTTTGCATCAATCGTTTTGATGATGAAACAAAGCAGTCATTCTTAGATTTGTATGATAAGATTGATGCAGATGTAGAAAATACTGAGGAGGAAGTATAATGAATATCATTTTAGAAAGGTTCCCATACCGTTATGTTGAAGATGGTGTCATTGAATTGAATGGTAAACCAGACTATCGTATTCAAAAGTTCAATGAGTATACTAGAAGGTACAATGATATGTACTATCTGGATAGTTCTATTCAATTAGATCTCGCTCTTGAGGATCCT